TGTCCTAGTGTTCCAGAGATATTAGATCTCAAAGTTTGATCTAATACCAATTGATTAGTTTCGACTTTAAGTATTTGTCCTATTATAGGTACACTAAATGCACCAAACTGCACACTACTTGAAGGTGTTGTATAGTAGTCTGTTCCATCAACTAATTCAACATCATTCATCGATACTCTATAGTAGTCATTTAGTGTATCCGGTGCTGTATAGGTTGATGAAATACCGTCTGTTGTAAATTTAGTGACTGTTCTATGATAAATTCTTACCTCACCATCGGATGTCTTTGTTCCATAATCTTGATCTTTTGCGCCAACTGCTAGAACACTACCTTCCAAGTTTGTTGCTATTGCTTCACCAAAGTTAGTAGATGCATTACCTGTAACTGTTGCAATTGGTATATAGTAATATGCTTTTTTCTCAACTTTTACTGTTTGACCTTCTCCAAGAGGAGTAAGAACAAATGTAAGTTGGTCACCGGAGTAGGTATATTCTACTGTTGGTATATACGAACCGCCTCCTGTAGCACTAGATACAACAACATGAGTTGAATCATTAGATGTAATAGAAAGGTTACTGAATGTTATGTTATCAACTGTTGAATATGTATCATACACAACATTAGCCGCTATGTTAGCACCATTAATAGCAATCAATGCCGCGGCTTGTTTAGTTGATGAAATATTTGCTGCCACATTTGAGCCATTTATAGCTATTAGATTACCTATACTGAACGACACAGTATTTCCTCTGACAATAAGAGTGTCTGTATCAGCCATATCTCTAGTGCTATCATAAACAACTATGCCGCTTGCTGTAGAAGATGTACCGGGTACCTGGTGGGTTATAGTATCCCCAATATTAGCACTGACGTTTGCATCTAGTGCTAATTCATAATTTCTGCTGAACCCCGCTACGTTACCTGTAATAATAACAACATTAGTATCAGTTAAATCTCTAGTACTATCAAATACTACTCTAGCGTTAGCACTAGTAGTTGTTCCAGGACTCTGGTAAGCAATATAATCATCTATAGCAACACTAACATTCGCATCCAGTGTTAATTGATATCTTGTACTAAATGACAGACTTTCTGCGTCTCTTGATTGTCTTGCGTATAGGCTAACAGTATCGTTGCCAGGTGCACCAATGTATAGATAAACACCGTCGTCGCTCATTGCTAGACTTTCACCAAATTTATGTCCTGCAGATCCTGAAGAGTCTACAATAATTTGTTGTAATCTACCTTGGTTGTAAACATAAACATAACCTTGAGTACTATTGCTATCAGGTGCGCCTACAGCAAGAAATTTATTTCCGTTAGCAAGAGCTTTACCAAAACTATCTGTTAAGTATCCATCGCCGTTAACAGAGTCATTAACGCTCCATGTATTTGCGCTACCACGTAAGAAGGTAGACACCCTACCCTCTGCAGAACCTGGGGATGCAATATATAATAATTCTTTGTTGGTTCTGTCATGGCTAATTGTATATCCAAAGTTATCATTACCAAATAGCCTACTAGGGTCAAGTGTTACTTTACTGTTATATGCCCACGGCTCGCTAACATTGTATACTCCCCAGTTCTTATCTCTGTCATTGATTTCTACCCAAACTTTATCATTTTTAATCCAACCATCTACAGGTGTGATTGAATTAATATCTGTAGGATAATTAACTCTGGATGATGTTAATTTAAAAAGTAATCCGCTGTTTCTGAAAGATGTTATTGACTGTTCTTTAATCAACACATCAAGATTTCTATATAAAGTAACTAAGAATCTATCGGAATCTATAATTTCATTAACTTGATATACACCATCAAATCTGTCGTCAAAGTTTTTAATTACAATAATATCATTAACCGATAGACCATGGTTAAAGCTGTGGGCTACTTCCATAGCGGTAGTCCCAGTATCACTTATTTGTAAAACGTGCCCGTCTATCAAACTTGCACGATAAACATTCCATTGATTACTAAAATCTCTTGCTACCCAAATCTTATAGCCGGTGCCTATATTGTTTACAACATCTGTTAAATTTTCAAAGTTTTTAATATTAAAAATACTTGTGTTTACATCGTTTGTGTTAACGAATCCAGCCACTGGCAATGGCTTGTATTTAGACAGAGTATCTAGTGATTCACGCCTTAAAAAATCTGTTGAAGAAAGACCTTGCGACCTGTAAACTGTTTGTGGGGTGAATGCATTTATACTAGGTTCTGCATCTGCGGTGTTATCAACTAATTGAAGTGCGCTCGGATTAGCATTAAAGGTCTGCTCATTTAATTCAAACTCTACATAATCATTTGTATCCAATGCTCCATATTCACCAACACGCACTGCCCAGTTTTCATACCAATCAATATCACTAGAAAGGTTATTGAATTCTGCACCTTCGAGTGCGTTGATTGCGTTAATTGTTCCTTTTTGTTTTATTAATCCTTGATAGAACTTACTCTGTGTTCTAACAGAAATTCCTAAATTCTTAAAGAAATCACGCTGTCTAAATCCAACCAATCCGTTGCTGAATAACTGTATTTCTTCATCGAGTGGTTGGTTTTCGATATCATAATAATTAACCGATTGTACCGCATTTGTAGCAAAGTTATTAATCATACCAGAACGCAGACTATCTCGATCAACCTGTTTCCATTTAGTAGTTTGGAATGTTTCAGCGGCTGTTACATTTTCTAATGCTGTATAATATCTGTCTTTGTTCTTTACTAACGAGCCTTTAAGATAATCTAAATTTGCTTGCCATGGTAATATAGTATCACTGCTATACACAAATCCAGGTAATTCTAAACTACCATTCCATTCGTCTGTTTTCGCGCCAACTAATTTTAGTCTAGATTGTCTATTTCCCAATTCTGGAGCATAAATTACATCATTAAATTCTGTAATGTTATCTAATACTAATAAGTGTTCGTATTGAACCAGATTCAATTGAACGAGTCCTATAGATTGATTACCGGTTGTTGTTAAGCTGAAAAGACTACTCTCCCTTGCAACTGTAAAGTTATTCTTAACAATTGGTTTGAAGGATACATCTAATACTCTACTCCCATATGGGGTATTTTCAATTTTGTCTACTGTTGCTGTACTATCGAATACTTTTAAAGATTTTTCTACAGGAGTTAATACAATAATATTTCCCTGTTTCCAGCCTTGTTGGCTCCAGTGTAAAAATTCTTTGGCACTAAGGATCCAATCTTTTTGAGCCTGTAGAGAATCATCTCTATCAACAAAAATAAATCCTTGTGCTAGTAGATAACGCTGATATCCTACTAGAAAATCTACTACCTGTTGTCTTGTTGTAAATTCAAAACCGTACGGTATAACTGTCTTTGCTTTTCTAAAATCTTGGTAAACTACGGCCTGTGCAGTACCTGAACTAATTCTGTAAGAATTGTTACTAGGCTCACTAGGAATTATATAGAAGAACGGATTGTTTAAGTCATATCCGCTCACAGTGTACCCTCTACCACTCTTAGTAACTATAACAGCACTATAGGTTATACTTGTAACTGGACTGCCTTTATAAAGTTTTAATTTATAATTTTCATCAGGAATAACAATACTATCGTCAATACTGCTAGGACTATTTTGTTCTGCATACAATTCTATAAATTTTTTGTCGGTGTAACTAGCCATTTTATAGCATAGTTGAACACTAATCTTTTCTAAATTGTTTTTAACTACTGTTGCAGAATTGGCCACACCTAAATTCTTAATATAATCAACGATCCAGTTAATATATCCCGCAGTACGTTGCCGGGTACCGTTGCTATCAACATATCCATTAACTAATAAAGCTCCTGGCGATAAATGTTGAGCTGAATTAGCTACTTCAAATTGTGCAGTAAACTCGTTTCTTTTATAATTGTTTGTGTTTGCCTGTAGAGCAAAGTATTTTCCTGGCTTAGTAAGAGCAAGAGCTGAACTTACTGCAAATGGGTATTCTGAACTTCTTCTCCAAGCCAATTCAACTGGACTGATTTCTCCTACTGCAAAACTGGTACTTGCATCGGAACTGTCAAAATCAGAAACTAAGAATTCTTCAGGACTACGCAAGTTTCCGTTGTCGTCAACAGGAATATAATCAGCAAGATTTGGACGTTGATAACGAGTGTCAAACCCTGCCCTTTCACCATCATGAATATATCCTACACTTAAATCACTCCATAATATCGCATTACCACCTGTATAAGGAGCCGGTCCATATCTTTCTTCCCAATAGAGTGGCTTCTCGCTGAAACCTAACATTTCCCAAGGATGTGTATGTGGGCGATCTGTATCGTAAAAATATCTATAAATTGCTCTCCAGGAGCCTGGCAATCTTTCACCGTTTACTACATCAGTAAAATTTCTATAGTTCCATGTAAATGGATTGCTTGCGCTGAAAAATTTATTAGAAGTATAATCTACTCTATTAGTACCTACCCAGTTAAGATAGCTATTATCTAAGACTTGGTTAAACTCGTTTAACGAATAATCTGTTACTCTAAATTTTCCCGGAAAGTAATCATTAAGATCGAAAGTACTTGGGTTATAATCTATTTTAATATTATTGTAGATACGTCTTTCTAACTCTATCAGTAGGTCATCTCTAAAATCATTAAATGCAGGAGTTAAACTTCCGTCGTGACCTTGTATTACATTAGCGGCTGTTACATAAGTATTGTCTAAGTATTTTTCTGGAAAATACTTTGGATACATACCCATCTTAGTTGGGGTTTCAGGTACAAAACTACCGTCGGTGTTATTATATTCAACAATGTCAATCTTATCTTCAAACAGTAATCTAAATGTACTTGTAAATGTAATAGCTGGTCTATCTTGATTAAATGTATAGTCTCTTCCTTTAAGCAATAGTGTTTTAGTAGTTACATTATTGACCTTACGAGTCAGATAAACTAACACTGCTTTATTGCTTGCAACCTTGTCGTTGAAAATCCTAGTTATTTCGTATGAAAGTTGATCTGGATCATAAATTATGTAGGTAGGTAGCTTTTCTCTTTCGTTAGTACCGTGCGGTATCATGTCTGAATGATACCATGGGAAACTATCATTCTTAACACGATTAATGCTATCAATAATTGTGTCTACACTTTCAGCAACATTTTGAGGATCTATGTTTAAAGTAGTAGCAAGTTCCAAAAACTTGTTTTTAAATTTTGTATATTCTTTATTAGCCAACCTAATCGCATTAACAAAGTTCATAGTTGGATGATTTAAAAACAAACAACCATAAACGGCTGGTGAACTTTGATGTAAAATACTTCCTGCGCTAGATTCGTAGTCAATATCTCTTAGGTTACTACTACCTGGTACCTGACCTACTATGTTTAAACTATTATTTCTTTTAGAAATTAAATGATTGCGCATTTGACCTAATGTTAAGGTCTGCAGATTAACATTTAGTGTATTTGTATTAAGGTTTAAAGGGACTTGATAATACGCATCTTGATGAACTAACGAAGCATTAAAGATTTCTATAAAAACACTGTCGCCTTTTTTAATTAATTCAGGATTAACCAATATAGCAGGTCTATCTACAAGTTTTGAAATTGCAAAATTACCAACAGGTACAATACTATTGTTTACATAAACTTTTACGTTAGGAGTTATATAACTAGTGTCGGGTATGTGGTTAATAGGAAAGAGGTTAGCAACACCGTCGTACACAAAGTTATATGTTTGATATTGTCTACTGAAATCGTTTACTATGTTCCAAATGTTTTGTCTCTGAACAGTTGATGCTGATATATTTTTTTGCAAATATCCAGAATTAACTTTGATAGTTTCTAAACCAGAACGTTCTGCAGGCAAATAACTAAAAGTGTCTTGATCAAAGTTATTAGTAAACTGTATATCACCTTGTTGAACAAAGTTTCTATAACTTAATGGGAAGCCAAGTACGCTATCGTTACCACCAGTTCCTCTTGCATAAGAAAAAAGTTTTGTTCCTGTAAAGTTTGTTCCTGCATACGTTGAACTGTCGCTAAATCGTATACCTTTATTATCTATAACATCGTACAAAGGTTCTTGATTATATGCGGTCTTTTCTTGAGAACTAGTCCAGGAGGTGCCATTGTAGTGCCATTGCTTGCCACCATTATCACCGTTCAATACCAATACTGTATTCCCATCAACCACATCAGTGTCTGCAGATTCTACCAGGTATGCTTTATACACATCTCCGGGTTCGTCGATGGCTTTTTCTATTGTAAAATCAAAGATTTTATTTCTAACAGAATTATCTTCGTCATTTGCAAATATAACTCTATCACCAGTGGTTAATGTTAAGTTGCCAACTGTAAAGAATTCTGTACCTATAGATACAACACCTTGAACATCAATAAATGCATGCTCTATTGTTGTATCTAGGATATTAACATATTTTTTAGCTTCTGATCCAAAATTGTAAAGTTGTAGACTTGGCTGAAATTCTATGATTGGCCTACTGGCTCGTTTTGTCTGATCGTAAACTACTTCTTGATTAGTATATTCAGCCGTTTTTTGTATTACACTCATATGGGTCCAGCGATTCGCTCTCGACCATGGATTTCTATCTATACTTGATCTATTAATTGTAATATAATCAGGTGTTGTTGGTATTAAATTAATTTGTAGTCTTGCTCCGCTACCAGTACCACCTGTAACTGTAACAGGATTGGTAGGATACTCTGTATAGTTTCCAATCCTTCTAATCTTAAATGCACTAATGTTACCCAATTCAGGAGCACTAATAGTAACAGTTGGGGCGTCAAAGTAACCAGCACCAGCATCTGTAATAGTAATACCGGTCACTACCCCGGCAGTTAACGACGCTGTTGCTGTAGCAGTTCTACCACTACGTGTCGTTGGAGGAGAGATAGTCACTGTTGGTGCGGTTGCATAACCAGCGCCTCCGTTTACTGGTGATATACTAGTAACTTCAAAAGTAAAAGAATCTACAGTTGCTGTGGCTGTTGCATTATTTTTCTTAACAGTTTCAACGATTACTTTTGCTTGTTCAGTGTAAGTACCACCTTGGATAGTTAGAATATCTCCAACAGCATAATTAATACCACCTTCAGATACTCCACTTTTATTCATTGCTTCAACGCTGATCAATTGTGATTCAGGGACTAATACAATGCTTGACCCGACACCTTCTACATAAAAGTGATCATTTTGCCATTCCGCTGGAACTGTAGTGTCAAAATGTACTTTCATTCCGTTAGTAAATATTACTCCAGTTGGACTAGTATAGTTTGGTTTACCTACAATGTCATTTGTAGGATCTATAGTATGAACTACAGGATCTATTAGAGTAATTTGGCCGACAGCATCTGAATCTATCTGACTCTGATAATATAAAGTATCAAGTGTTGCTGTGATATTAGGGACTTGTCTAAAAACATTTCCTTGATTGTAAAATTCTTTTCCAGCAAATTCTTCACCACCTACTATTTTGACTTTTTGATTTTCTAATATGGTATATGAAGGAACGATATCTAATACAATTCTATCAATTCCATCCTCATCAGGAACAATGCTTATTAAAAATATTTTAATTCTATCAGCTGAAGAAACTAGATTAGTTTGATCAAAGTAGGCTACACCGTCAACTACTCTTGCTGAATTATTCCAAAATGCATCGTCGATATACTCACTGTTTACAAACACTATTTGTTTGCCATCTAGATAGCTAACAGGTCCATCTATTCCGTTGTGGTTAGTAATTAACTCATCTGGATTAGCACCAAGCACTTGACTGTACGACAGTTTTGTTGCATAAGCAACACTGGTAACTGTTGTCATTGAAGTGAAACTGTCTTGAGCAAATTTTGTAGGTACCTTAAACTCTATAGTGCCTTGATCTAAACCATTTAATTCAACACCGAATACCTCTCTGGTAGAGAAGTTAGGCTTATCAGGATCTAAACCTGATGTTCCTGGTGCGCTCTGAATCCAAAACTTATTGCTTGGTTCGTTTACTATAAAATTATAAACCCCGCCACGTGCTAGTGTTAGCTCGGGGTTTCTAATACCTGCAAAGTTTGTAAACTCATATGAATCGTATAGAGTATTATATGTAACAGTGTAAGTTTCTCTAGTAGGTACATTAGATGCAGAAACTAATACACTGTCGGGGCCTGTACTTAACCAAAAATATTGGCTAAAATTAATAAACTTGTCTAGGTCAATCTTGGGGTCGTAACTATAATATTCGCTTTCAAATAATCTGTTATGATTGTCTACTAGTCCACCGTAATACTTTATTTTGTTAATTGTGTCTGGATAGGTAACAGCAAAATCTACATCTTGTGTTATATCGTTTTTAAGAATTACACTAGGCTCTAGTTGATAGTTTTGTCTATCTTTGTTTATTTCAGAGACATAGCTATCTGTACTCTTATAAGAAGGTGCTAACTTCCTACCAATGTATCCACTAACTCTTTCGAGTTGTGGCTCACTAACCAATTGGTCTAATGTAGCATTGAGAAATTTCTTATTCGTATCAGTCTGAAAGATCTCTGGTAAAAATTGATGAGTTTTAAATACAGCCATCCTCTAGCACCTATGTTCTATTAAGTTGTCCTGCTGTAATTGCAGGAATAATTTGTACATTATTAACTGTTGCGGCATTAACAAATATTTCATTTGATTCTGCATTGATCTGATATAGCTCGCCAAAACTATTTGAACCAGAGCTTGGTACAATAATTACAGAGCTAACATCCGGAGCCAGCACACTATGCAGATATGCGCTTAACTCACTAAAGTAAAATGTTTCTCCAAAGTCCCAATTGTTAATATCGAAGTAATTATTTAATGCGGCTATAACTCTACTTTTTACGTCGTTATCACTAATATTAGAAGCCTGGTTTTTTACAACCTTAAATGTTGCTCTCAATGCTGGATCAGCTTTACTACCAAACAGTGGTTTTAATTTTGCCGCGTTATAAATGAGGCTATCGCTTAATGTCTTTAAGTTTTCTATAGATCCAAATTCAGTACTCAATTCTGCACTAGTGGGTGCGACCGGTTCTGTGACTGTGTTGCTAGTATCTACAACATATGAGACATATGAATCACTATATTCTCTTGTGAGGATATATAGGTCAATAAGATTGTTTGGACTTGGGTCTATGCGTCTGTTATTAGGCGCATTATGCGTATACTGAAAACTTAAACCTTGTCTACCAACCCTGGCAATATGATTTGTGAGCTGTGTCAGTGCAGTTCCGCTAGACTGATAAAATGCTTTGTCAGTAGCGGCATAAAATATAGTACCTGCAGGATACAATGATATATTGTCTAATATTTCACCTTCTAACCCATAAGAACTTACTATATCAGCACGATCGACTGGATCATATTGCAAGAATGTAGATTCGTTTGTGCTTTTTACAAAATAAACATTTTTAGTTTTTGGATTGACTGTTGGGTCAACTAAAGTTATAAAAAGATCAGGATCATCAGGAACACTGTCTAAATTATCGTCGGGGAAAGTAATTAATATTTTTCTATTATCTTCAACACCATCTGCTCCTATTACCCTATTGTCTATACGATAAGTTTGACTATAAAATATAGGTGAAGCACTGTCAGGTTGTGTGTTTATCCGTAAGACTTTAATAGCATCTTGTCTGGTAGTTGCAGTTCTACTGTCGTACACCTTAACATCTGGATCATAATAGAAACGTGTTTCCCTAGTACTTTGGAAATAATATTTTATTCCTCTACTGGTTACAGTATATTGATCATTGGCAAACACAAATTTTAAGAACCAACTATTGTCTAGTCCTGTACCTGTTGTATTGCCAGCGTTAGTTAAACTAAAACTACCTGTTCCTATATCTGATTCGTCAACTATTTTCCAGCTCATCTCTGATACATCATATCTGAGTGCGAAATCTTTATAACTTAAAACATTATTAATAATTGAAGTTATTAATGTAGTAGGCCATGAGCTTTTAAACACTGGTATAACTTCTGCAACTGTTGCAGTGCTGGGAACAACTACGCTTAAAACAGCATTACCTATACCTGGTGTAGGATAACTTACAATACTGGCCCAAATACTTGTACGTTGAGATTCTGTTGTAGGAGTACCTGTTATTAATTCATTTTGTGCATTAAAGAATTTTCCGCTAGGTGCATTAAACTTTACTAATGCTCCTTGAGTCAAATGAATATAATTGTCAGAACTAAATGTTCCTGTAGTTCGACCACCACTGGTTAAAACTTTTGTCCAAGTAGCAGAAGGTGTATAGCGTGTTGCTGTTCTATAATATAAATGTTGAGTTGGCTTTTCTGATATTAAACTTTGAATAGTGTTTTGTATAATAGAATTAACTTGAGCACTGCTGTTAAATTGAAACGTTTCTGTTGCCGCACTATCTTCTTCATAGATGATACCGTCTTGGGCAAAAATGTTTGTACTAGAGTACTTGCCCGTTGAGTCAATGACATCTAAATATCTACTAATGCCAGAACTGGTTCTGTTAACTGCTTTTGCTTTAATAATATTGTTAAAGGTTGTATAAGGTAAAACATTATAATCTTCACCATTGACCATACGATTTTGTGTATAGTACTGTTGTGGTGCTTTTGTTCTGATACTTTCTAGTGTTTCTCTAGCACTGGCATTTGTGACAGTATATTGTAAACTTGCACGGATTGTTAGTGTTTCTGTTTTTCCAGTTCTACCTACGTAAGGAATATTAATAGCAACATTACTCATTTCATCTGGAGTAATTTTATATGTCTGGTTGTTACTAACTCTATAATAAATTCTGTAATTACCGGTGGGCATGTTTGTAAAAGAACCGTCACCAAATACTAAATCAATTTGATCATTTGCTCTGGTACTAACACTATATAAATTTCTATCCGAAGTATTGTTATAGATCACATTGATACCGTTGACTGCAGGTACTTTAGTCCATATATTGTCAATCACTCCTGAATTGTTAAGTTGATATAACCACACATCATCATTATTAATATTATCTGTATTAACACTGACCAGTCTATTAGGTAATGCGTTACTAATAGAAAAATCTAAATTGTTTAAGGTACCTTGTTTGAAATAAAAGAAATATCCAGTGTTATTTGATGCATTGCCTTGGTTGTCGTTTCTGAATAGGATATTGAATCTGCCATATGGGTTAGGATTGCTTTCATACAGATAATTTTGATTTGCGGAAGTTGCGCTCACAACTTCAAAATCTGTAGAGACCCTAGCAACTTTAGCTGTGAATGATTGTGTAGGTAATGCTGAACTAGTTAAGTTAATAGCGTATTCATCTGTTTTTATACCAGCAATGGTCTTAGTAGCACCTGGCTTGCCTACTGCTTGATTACTAATTAATGCGGCATTGATAACCGCTGTAAATTGCTCTAACCAGTTCTCATTGGTTGGATCGTCCCAGTTAATTACACTATTGCTTAGATTATTGCCTGATCCATCGAAAACTATTTCAGTTGTTTGCACATTCTGGAACTTTAACAGGCCAGACGCTGGTGTGTTACGTTTAGGGTTGTAGCTGATTAATTTGGCTAATTTTAATATGCTGTCACGACGTTCAGCTGTGTCTAAAAAGTTTTCACGTGCATTCAGGTCTGTTCTAAATGCTAAACTCTGTCCCAAGAAGGCAATTAAATCGATAAGTGCAATGTATTCGCTTGACTCTGTAAAGTCGTTGAAGTCTTCTGGGTAATAAGTGCGCAAGTATTCGATCATACTTTTGCGAATAGTTTCGAAGTCAAAACTTTGGAAGTCTGCTTCTTTGAATGTCTGATAAATCTTAGTCCAATCTTGTTGAACTAATAAACTGGTTTGTCGTGTAGTAGTAGCCATATATTATTATACCTATTATTCAGTATTTATGGCATTTAAAAAGTGCTAATATTATAAAACAATAAGTCTATTACTATCAGAATTAAATTCTAATTTTAATTTATCTGAGAAGTTTCCAGGGAGGAAAGTCATGTCAACTTCTAGTAGAAGTCCTTGATCAAATTGATCTACACTTACTTTATCTGCACGTAGTCGCGGATCATAATTTACTATTTTAGTTACGTCATCAACTATTAATGACCTAAGATCTTTTGTTAACGGGTCAAATAAAACATTCCAGATGATTGTACCAAAATTGGGGTTCATTAGTTTTTCCCCTTTTCTGATACTAAAATGGTTCATAAGATCACGTTTGACTAATTCTAAATCAGTCAAGTGAAACTTTTTTGTTTGTCCTACGGTACTGAAACCTTTATATCTTGTAGCCATAATAATATTTATATACCTATGTCGCCATGGTAGTTATCGCATATTTTCCTGCATTGTAAAATGTACCAGGAAATCTTCCTAACGAGTCAACTATCCCGCCGTTTTCTCTCCATTCTTTAGCACGTGAACTAGGGAATGACGAAATCATATCTTTACGTCGTAGATCAAAACTAAAAATTACTAATTCTGCGTTGCTAATTGCGTCTACTTTGTTTTGTCCTGTAACATTCGCTCTCATAGCATATTCAACCCAACTTGTAATATTATCAGCGGCCTTATTAAAAACACTTACAATGCTTTTAAGGTGTCGCTGTTCTATAGAATTTTGCGAAATAGTTAAATCTGCTAGTCCGCTATTTACGTAATGCTGTCTTGCCTGGACAGAAGTTCCGTTATTTTTAATCGTTTGTCTTAAATTGTATATTAAGTTTGCACTAGTACTTGCTAACTGAGGTGTATTAAAGTTAACAATGCGTCTAGCATATCCTTGGGTAGCAGTGGTACTGACACTGGCATTAATTTGAAATAATATATTTCCCTCTAATGATATGTTTTCAATTACGTATGTGCCATTGACGCCACTAACATTCACATTGCCAATTTCAACTTTCTGTCCTTGATTGAATAAAGTTCTACTAGAATTTACTCTAACATTTGCTGTGGTACTTGTTATAGGTATAATATTAGCCAATGGATAAAACGCTAGACTGGATAGTGTGCCAGAATCTGAAGAGTATGTAACGTTAGACCCTACACTGGTATAGGCTATTTCGTACTCGCTGGCAACATATACATTACCGGGATCAAGGGTTTCTGCATTAGGGATCCATATACTGTAAGCTCCATTGAGCTGACTATCACTAGAAGAACTAACTGTAACTGATCTGCCATTGCCGTAAGTGTGTGCTACTGGATATGTGTTTGCGGTAACAGTGTTGCTTGTTCGCGAAATACTAGAAATACTAAATTCTTCTGTTGGTGTGTAAGGCGGGGCTTCTAATATAGTGTCTTGGAATTGGTGTGCTACTGCTAATAATCCTGCTATGACTTCTTTAGTGTCTGAACTTATAATCGCTCCCGACCTAATAAGAGATTCGTATTGATCCTGCAGGAACTGTTCAGTAATTCTGTGCTGTGTGTTCTTACTTGTTAGAAAATCATTTAGGGAATACATTCCGTTAAGGCCTGTCCATGTAGACCCATCACCACTTAGATATCCGTAGTTTATTAGTGTTCTTACATGTGTTCCGTATCTTCCTAATCGTTGTCCGCTACGATAACTGGGATCATTGCCTGTTTCAACATAGGCTATCTGCTTCATTAGAGCCGCAACTTCGTTGCCCAATAGCACGTTTATATCTGGATCAATTACATTAAATTTTGATGTACTGTACGTGGTTTCTATTACTAACTCAAATTTAGGAGCCTTCTGATGGCTTTGTAAAGGAAATCTAACAGCCTCTCGCAGTATTCCAACATTTCCTTTAAATTCGTCAGCGTTAAATTCTTCAGCCATTTGATATCCTTACGCCGGTGGCCCCATTAAGTCGATTCCACGACCTGGTGCAGTTGTTTCGTTTGCTCTATATCCTTCGCCACCTTCAATTTGATTGATTTGATTAGGATCTCCTTGTGTATTCTTTCCTTTGCGTACATCAACTGTTCTGTCCCACGGTTCATGTGTGGGTGTTGCAGTCACGATACTTTCAAATTTTCCAGGTACCTGTTGCCAACGGTTAATACCTGGTATAAACTTAACATCCATCTTGTTGAATTGTTGGAGTGCATCAATTTCTTCAGCTTCCTTCGGAGCTTGTGGTTCTTTTCCAGGTGTGTTTAAGTGAATGTCATTGCCACCTTTAAACATTAAATCTCCCTTAGATACAAGCCAACCACTGGGTGCGCCGCTATGTATTGTTAAAAATGTTTCAGTTTTTATTTGTCCAGTTTTACTTGTTATATGAATATCATTGTCTGATTTTAACAAATAGGATTGATTATGTAGCCTATGTATTTCTGTTACTTTGTCATACCTATTTGTTGTTTCTGTATTAATTTCATCTTTAGCATACAGGTTAAAATTCTGTCCAGCATGCATATTAATATCACGGTCGGCGTGAAAGTTGATATCCTGTGAAGCACGAACGCTAACATCATTGTGGCTGAATACATTAATACTACCATCTGGTAGCATTTCAATCCAAGATCTATTTTTCTTATTTGTGATGTACAGGATGTCTTCGGTATCGTGCATAAGAATCATATGCCCGCCTGCTGTTCTTAATCTTATAAGATCGTTTTTACCAGCAACATCTCCGTCATCCATTACAAAACTATGTCCACCTTGACGAGCAGTGCCTCCTATAGGGCGGCCTGGTGTGCTGATTCCAAAAACCCTACTAGGTGTCTCTCGTTGACTACTACTAGTAACTGATCCTCTAATAGTATCATCATGTAGTCCCTGTTCAACTACGCTTTTAGCCGCAAAAGGATGTACAACTCTAGGATTGCTTAGATAGTTAGGCCCTGCGTCTCTTCCTTCATTATGTAGATTTACTTCTGAAGCCGGTAATGATGGACCAGAAGCTATAAACCCAATAGTGGATACTGGCGCACCGTTACGAGGTCTACTAATGGCTGGTGTCATATGCAATGATGGGGTATTAGGTACACAGGCAAACCAATACCCTCTACTGATATCTCCCATTACAAAGGTTACAAGTACATGATTTTCTAAGTCTGGGGGAATCGCCCAGAAACCGTAACTTTGTTTTTCTGTACCAAATATTCCAGGTGTATCTGTTTCTGTACCTAGTGTGCTTCCAAGATACGGACTAGCATAACTTACTGTATACCAGCTGGTTGGGTTTTCTTCATCCCCTCCTAATTCTGGAATGTATACACTTAGACGACCAAGCCTTGTAGTATCGTTATTATTTTTTATGATGCCAATATAAGGACCTGGATCGATCCGTAAATCTTTATTTCTTTTTGATGTATCACTATTGCTCATTGACTATCCTAGATAATGGTTGTTGACTATGAACGGCTTGAAGTTTGTGATTGGAACTCATGTTATTGTAACCCTTGGCTGTATCCGCCACCTTGTGTTACAGCCCCGCCTGCCGATTCGATATCACTACTATAACTCTGTGCTGGTTCTTGTGCAAGGTCAAGGTCTTCTTTTGTGAATGAGCCCGGCATTCTAACTGTGTCTAATACTTGTGTAAATCGTCCATTACTAAATTTGTTTTCTACTCTAACAATTTTATATATTCCGCTAAATGAACTGTTTATATTTCCGCCTGATAATTGTAGTTTTTTATTTGTTATGCCTGTGTTATCATCTATATCAGTAGGAAACTGATCAAAGTAAATTTGAATATATACCTGTTTGTTGTCGTATATAATTTGTCCAGAGTCTGGATCTATTGGAAGTTTGTCACCATCTGTTATGCCTTTAGAAAATGCATTCCATTCATTTGACGCCGGAGTATAATAATTATCATCTTGTTTAATTAACGCAGGATCACCAATGATTGTAAGTTTGCAATTGAGAAGATCCCCTGCCGCATTGGTGTATATACTTTCAACTAAGTCGTCTACCATTGCTTGCTTATTTTCTTCTGCAGTTCTGTTTAATTGCCCCCCTGCTGGATTGACACCGCGTGACTTATACATTTCAGTTGGGTCACCATCCTTATTTCTGTTGTTAGGATCGCCTGGATATCTATTATCTTTAGGTTCAAGACCTAGATCATCAGATTCAAATCGAGTATTGTTTTTTATTTTTGATCTTGCAAATGCAGTAACAGCAGTATAGTACACCGCATTAAAGTCAATATCAAAATTTATTATGTCTGTATTCTTTCCAGTATATAGATATTGGTAACTACGCACAATATTTCCTTTACTAACTTTTGTTCGAGCAAAAGATGGGTGACGAGCATTAGCCGCACGATACTTTTGAATAAAGTATGTTACTACTTTTCCGTAAGAATTAGATCCCCCGTCAAAGTTTAGTAATTGAACTTGAGGTATTATTTTAAACCAATTTAAATATTTAGATTGTTTTTTATCAGCGTCCCTACTTGTTGCATTTGTACTTGTTGCATTTGCAATCAGACCACTGAGCTGGTTAAAACCCCCAGTGGATGAAGCAACTTTTGATACCTGTTCATCAAGCTGTTTAACAATATAGTCAGACTTCCTCATTACTCTGTCAATGACTTCTACCACATCTATACCTGCAGGAATAACAAATCCTTGTTTGGTTTTATCTGGAGATCCCGGAGTATGATTTTCCCCTTGTTCCCCCATTGGAGTCGTGCTTGCGTCTGTATTTTTGTCTCTAACAATTTTACTATTAATAAACTCCTCATCAAATTGGAATTTTATTTGTGGGTTGCTTAACTTGTAGTTCTTGCCTGCCTGCTCTGTAAAAAACTGATTATAAGCACCAGGGTAACTTGTTGCTTCGCCAATAGTAGTGCTTGCGATCTTGTTCAACAAAGGTGCTAGAGCATTTTGATTAGGCACTAAAAATTGTGTGTTCTGTTTTAACTGGGCTGATGCAGATTCTATTCTTTCTTGTAAGTCACTAATGAAATTTGTCTCCAGTGGCTCGGCACTAAAAAAATCTTTTAAGGTTGTTGCGGTGACATTTATAGCAACAGGTAGTTTGGCCACAGACTCTGAAAATGCAGAATGGTTAAATGGTATAGCGGTGCATTTATAAGTTGTTCCTTGTGGCCCGGGCGAAATGTTCAATCCCATTATCCTAATAGGAAGTCTCTTTTTAGCTTTTTCAATTGGCCCGTTCCCATTGGCTGGTATGAAGTCAATTTCTATTAGATAAGGTTGTTCTACATAGTTGTTACAATTATCTATATCTCTACAAACAGACATCAATCTATCTAATAGAGTAAGACCTATAGGCTCAATTATTTCAAAACTTATCTGTATTGCATTACTGGCTTTGGTCTGGGCATTTAAACCAGGAATGGTAAGAATATCCAAATCTCCAAAATAGAAATCTTCTTCAAAATCACGGTGGCGGCTACCAGTTAATCCTACCCCACCGCCACTTTGTATTAACAAGTGTTTAGGTACAAAACTCTTTGGATTTTTGGTCATTGAGTTATAGTCATCTTTAGACAGTGCATATAAACTAATTCTATATGTGTAACTGTCGTAGTTGTGCAATATGTTAGATCTTAAGTCTACTGGAGCGTTAACTTCAACTGGTGCTTCGCTTGCTTGATTTTGACTTTCAGCGGCGTCGGTAGTATCTTCCCCAACTTCTTGTGTGTTATCGGCGGCAGGTGTTTCATCTTCGTCTGCTTCGGATCCTGCTTTACTTTTTTTAATAGCCTGATCAATGGCGGCAGCACCTACTAGAGCGGCAATAGGTGTAAGGTTTAATCCACTGCTACCGCCTCCAGAACTGTTAATTTTGTTTACTTCTTCATCAGTTAGTTCTTGTTCAGCAGTATTTGGTGCAGGCACCTCATCTAGAGTAGATTCTGCTAGTTGTCCAGCGGCTGAATTTTCAAGATTTTTTTGATCAATGAGTTGATCACGTTGTGCTTCTAATTCAGCAACTGTTTCTAAATCAAGTGCGTCTCGAGCCGCTTGAATTTGTTCAGTTAATTCGTTGATTTGTTCATCGTGGACAGCCACAGTATTATACTCCTAAGTCTGCTTTAAGAGTTTCTTTCTTGGGAATGTAAATTCTTACTCCAGCACGAAAATCTCGAAGTGGGTCTTTAAGTACATTTGGGTTGCGTTGTGCAAACACCCACCAAAGTTTACTATCACCATATAGGTCAAATGCTAGTATATCAGGGCGATATTGATAAACTTTATCAATTTCATAGAGAACATCATCTACTTTTTTAGTAACAGGTCTGTTGGTCATCACATCTAAAAATTTACCAAACGCTTTTGTAGAACTGTAAGGACTAGACCTTGAATAAGTTACTTTTGCCATTATTAAATAAATCCTTTGCTGATTAAATCTCCGCTTGCAAAAGAATCATGATTAAATTCTTTTGTTCTAGTTCTACTATAAACAGGTTGTAATACTACTGATATAGTACTTAAAGTTGGTATCCAATCTAGACTATCATTACACCTTATATAATCAACTGTATTAGGATATGAATGATTAAAACTAGTAACAACTACCGGAACATCAGGAAAATTATGTTTACCGTATGCGTTCAAAACTAGACGAGGTGGTGGAGCACCTTGGTTTACACCACTAGCACCATAATACATTTTAGTAGCGGCTCTAAAGAAATAAATCACAGCCAATATGTAGGATGCATCTTCAGCTGTTTGTGCTGAAAACTCACCAGCGATTTGTATAGTGTCAACTCGACTATTTTCGTAGAAATAATTCCCGTAATTAGAATGAGTCAACGCTTGGTTATTATAGTTTGCCGAGTGGGTAACTGTAATAGTTGGAGAATGAGGAAATATTACACCATCTGTTTCAGCCAATTTGCTCATTAATCCACCAGCAGATCGATAAAGTGTATTAGCCCCTGGTGGGACACTTATGCGACATCTCCAATCTCGACGATCAATCTCACCAACAGTGGGAGTACCGTCAGATGCTGTAGACTCTGGGACCTCTGTAGGAAGTGGTGTATTTGATAGAGCATCACCAAAAATGCCTCCTTGGGAAGTAGGCGCCGCACCTCCACCTTCTTCAAGCCCGGCTTTCCCCAATCTTCCATCGCTTGGATTAGTACTAGTACTCCCATTGTTATTAACTTTGTTACCAAAGTCCATCCCTACGGGTCCATTGTTTACAATTTGTTCCTGATTAACTATTGGCATTTTTTTATTTTAACCTCTTGACTATTTTGTATTTATTTGCTAAATTATGTACATA